AAGACAATCAAATTATATTATCAGGTACTGCTTATTATGATTTTAATCATTTTGCTGACTACTGGAAAAAGTGGAAATTAATTATTAAAAGTCAAGGAGACAAAAATAAACTTAGAGAAGTTTTTGGAGAAGAACCTCCAGAGGACTTTGATTGGACTCAGTATTCTATAGTAAGAATGCCATACGAGCTGTTACCTAAAGGATTTATGGACGCTGATCAGGTAGCAAGATCTAAGGCTACGGTTCATACTGGCATATACCAAATGGAATATGGGGCTTGTTTTACTAGAGATAGTCAAGGATTCTTTAAGCGTTCTCTTATAGAGTCTTGTGTAATTACAAATCAAAATACAATCAAAGATTTGGATGGAAATGAAATACATTTTGAAGCTATGGTTAGAGGCGAGAAAGATAAGAAATATGTATTTGGCGTTGACCCTGCTTCAGAAGTAGATAATTTTAGTATTGTTATTTTAGAAGTTGATAAGACTCACAGAAAGATAGTTCATTGTTGGACTACTAACAGGTCAGAACATAAAGACAAAGTTAAACAAGGATTAGCCTCAGAAACAGACTTCTACTCATATTGTGCTAGGAAGATAAGAGATCTTATGATCTTGTTCCCCTGCCTACACATCGCTTTAGACGCTCAGGGTGGCGGCATTGCCGTTATGGAATCCCTACACGACAAAGATAAGATTAGAGAGGGAGAGCTTGCTATATGGCCTACTATAGACGATGATAAGCCAAAAGACACAGACGACGAGCAAGGTCTACATATTTTAGAAATGTGCCAGTTTGCCAAGTACGATTGGCTGTCAGAGTCTAATCATGGTCTACGCAAAGACTTTGAAGATAAGGTTCTCTTATTCCCATTCTTCGACCCCCTAAGCTTGGCTTTCTCTGAACACGACGACCAACAAAACGAAAGGCTTTACGATACTTTAGAGCAGTGCGTCTTAGACTTAGAGGAGTTAAAGGATGAATTAGCTATGATCCAAATGACTCAAACCACCTCTGGTAGAGACAGATGGGACACTCCAGAAGTAGTAGTAGGTACTGGCAGGAAAAGAAAAATGAGAAAAGATAGATACTCTGCATTGCTTATGGCTAATATGGCAGCTAGATGTATAGACAGAGCGGCTGTGCCTTTGGAGTATAAGTTTTATGGAGGTTTTGCTACTGGAGGCTTTGAACCTAAAGACAGGAAAGAAGAAATTCCATATCAAGCACCAAAATGGTTTAGTGATAACATGAAAGATGTGTATTAATTTGTATGCAATCCAATTACCAATCTGATTGAGGTAAAAATGAGCGATAAAGACATGATAACATGGAGAGATGAAGATAGCCAAAGTAAAGCTGAAGCTATGTCTCAGTTTTCAGATAATATAAATGCTTACACTGGGCTAGGTAAAAGCCAAGGTAGTCATTACAGACACTTTATAGATATTGAGCCTCATCGTTCTGTTAAGCCGGGATTTAGTAAAGATGACTATTACGCATTTCGCCCAGACGAAGGCGTTCCAAATCAACAACGAAGAATTATTAAGATGTGTATGGATGCTTATGAAAAAGTAGGCATCATTCGTAATATAATTGATTTAATGGGAGACTTTGGTAGTCAAGGTATACAAATTGTACACAAAGATAAGAGTGTCGAAAAGTTCTACCAACAATGGTTTAAAAGCGTTAAAGGTAAAGAGAGGTCAGAGAGATTTCTTAATAATTTATATAAAGCTGGTAATGTTATTGTACATCGCAGTCACGCGAAGATTACACCTCAACTTAAAAATTACATGAAGGCTTTGTCCTCTGATATAAAAGTTGAAATTCCAAACATGACTAAAAACGAAATACCTTGGAGATATAATTTCTTCAATCCGTTGACTGTAAAAAATAAAGACGGTCAATTATCTTTATTTATGGGAAGACAGAATTACACTCTTACTGCTAATTCTTTTTTCGATAAATTTAAAACTGGGGATATTCCAAATCACGTATTGGAAACATTACCTCAAAATATAAAGCAGTCATTATTAAGAGGAGAAAGAGATATACCATTAGACCCAGAGCGTCTTAGTATATTCTATTATAAAAAAGACGATTGGAGACAATGGGCCAATCCTATGATTTATGCTATCCTCGATGATATTGTTATGCTAGAAAAGATGAGATTAGCTGATATGTCTGCTCTTGACGGAGCTATCTCAAATATTAGATTGTGGACTCTAGGTAGTCTAGATCATAAGATTTTACCTAATAAAGCTGCAATTAATAAGTTACGTGATATTCTTGCCAGTAATGTTGGCGGTGGCACTATGGAATTAGTATGGGGTCCAGAGTTGTCGTTCCAAGAGTCAAATAGCGAAGTCTATAAGTTTCTTGGCTCGGAAAAGTATACCTCTGTATTGAATAGCATCTACGCTGGGCTGGGTGTCCCGCCAACACTTACTGGTATTGCTAATAATGGCGGTGGATTTACAAATAACTTTATATCACTTAAGACTTTAGTTGAAAGACTACAATACGGTAGAGATCAACTTATAACCTTTTGGGAAAAAGAGTTAGAAATCGTTAGACAGGCTATGGGTTTTAGATATAAAGCTCATATACATTTCGACCAAATGACATTAGCTGACGAAGCTGCTGAGAAAAATCTTCTTATTCAACTTGCTGATAGAGACATTATTAGTCATGAGACTCTTCTTGAAAGATTCAAAGAAATACCTCAGATTGAAAACATCAGAATCAAGAGAGAGCTTGCCAAGCGTGACACAGTTGGTCCAGATAAAGCTGGTCCATTTCATCCTCCTCCTCCTCCAGAAGCTGAACCATCTGAAGAACAAGTTCAAGAACCAGCTACTCCAGATGATAGTAAGGATACTGATCTAGAAGCTAAAAATGGCAGACCTTTATTTAAAAAAGATGATGGTCCTAGAAAACAAAGAACAGAACAGCCAAGATCAAAATCTCCAAGCTTGGGAGAACTGTTGTATTGGTCAGATAGGTCTTTTTCCTATATATCTGATGTCCTTACATCCTCTTTCTTGGGGTCTAGAGGAAAGAAAAATCTGAGACAGCTGACTAAGGGTGAGTTCAAAGATCTTGAAAGCTTAAAAGTAGATATATTGACTAACCTTTCACCTTTACAGGAAGTTGATAAAGATACTATTGTAAAAATGCTTAAATCTCAATGTCGAGTACCAAAGACTATATCTAGTATATTAACATCTAGAGATATAAATCTGGATAGTTTGTCTGTTGATGACTTCAGGATGAAAGTTATTGGTGTATATATTGAATGCGTAACTGTCGAAAACTAACCTTTTTACAGTTTTTTGTGTATACCAATAAAGAGGTATTCGATGAAAATATATAAAAATGAAATAAAAGACGGCGTTGCTGATTTAGTTCAAGCAAATGCAAGTATTGCATATTGTTCTCAGGCATTGTTATGTCCAGACGAGTCTATTGATGACAGCGATTTTATTGCTAAATTGAAGGCTGAAAGTGCTAATCCTCATCAAATAGATTTGTACTATATTAAGTCTATTCTTGTTTCCACTGGGTGGAATAAGAACGACGATGTGTTTGACAATCAATCTACATGGGCTGCTAGAAATACCCCCGAAGACAAACAGTTTAATTTCATGCACAATGAAAATGATATCATTGGTCATATCACTGGTAGTTATGTTGTAGACAAAGAAGGCAACAAAATAGAAGCAGAAGAAGCTCCACAAGAATTTGATATTGTTACAGAAGCAGTATTATATAATAGCTGGACTGATCCTGAAAATAGAGAAAGAATGCAACAGATTATTGCTGAAATGGAAGAAGGCAAATGGTTTGTTTCTATGGAATGTTTATTCGCTGGATTTGATTACGCCCTACTTGACGAGGGTGGTAATGGAAAAGTTTTAGCTAGAAACGAAGATTCCTCTTTCCTCACAAAACACTTAAGAGCCTATGGTGGCTCTGGAGAATATGAAGGTTATAAAATTGGAAGATCTTTAAGAGAAATATCTTTTTCTGGCAAAGGTCTTGTTTCAAAACCCGCCAATCCTCGAAGTATAATTTTGGATGCTAGCAAAGCATTTTTAAATTCAAACGTAGATGTTATTAAATTGTCAAAAGGAGAAAATACTATGACAGATAACAATGTGCTAGAACAGCAAATTGCTGATCTAAAGACTGAGCTAGCGTCTGCTAGAGACGAAGCCGTAGAGCTTCGTGCAAAGGTTGACGAAAGTGCTTCCAAAGAATATTTGGACACAATCGCCAAGCTTGAAGAAACCGTTGCTTCAAACGAAGAGGCTATTAAGGCTTTGGAAGTTTCTGTAGCTGAAAAAGAAGCTGCATACACTGAACTTCATGAATCTGTAGAAGCAAAAGACAAGGACTTTCAAGAAAAAATGGAAGAACTTAAGAAGATGAAGAAGGACAAGAAAGTTGAAGCTCGCAAGGCTGCACTTCTTGATCTTGGTTTGGAAGCTGAAGAAGCTGAAGAATCCCTTGCTTCTTACGAAGCTTTTGATGATGAGTCTTTCGCCGCTATTGTAGAAGCGATGGACAAGATGAAGAAAAAGGCTACTGTTAAGAATAAGAAAGAAGACGACGAAGAAGCCGGTGTTAAGCCAGCTAAGAGTGAAGAAGTAGAAGTAGAAGCTGAAGCTGAAGAAGCTGAAGCTGAAGTAGCTGCTGAAGAAGCTCTCGAAAACGTCGAAACAACTGAAGCCGCTTTGGTAGAAGCTACTGAAGAAGCTGACGAACTCACAGCCACAAGAGCGAGTGTCGCTGAATGGCTCGAAAACAATGTACTTAGCAAATAATTACAAGGAGATTAAATTATGGCTCTAAAACCAGATAGATATGAACTTCAAACCGATATCAGCTTTTTCTACAATGCTGGTACGGCAACTCGCGGTGGCGTTGTTGTTCATGGTGCAAGCGTCGGTGGCGGTGCATCTATGGACGATGGTACTAACTTGGTTAAGTACGACGCAACTGCTGGAAAAATTCCAGTAGGTATTCTTCTTAACGACGTAGTTAATAAGGATCTTACTCGTACTCACCTTAATCAGTATAAAGATGAAGTACAAAAAGGAG